TATGTAAATATTTTCATAAGATACACAGCGAACTATTGGACATATTTTATAGTTATATGCAGTCCCAGTCATTAAATACTATAAAAATAATTTTTATAATTATAACTGAAAATATAAGTTTTATACCGGACAATATAATTAATAATTCTCAAATAATAAGTGTTCCTCGTCCTAAGATTTCTAACTATAATAAATGTTTTTCTAAAAAAACGGAAACAAATGATCAACTAAAAAGTGCAAATATTTCCAACATATCTAACATAAAAAACGTAATAACGAATATAAGTTCGTTAACAAATCCGCATGAATGTATTTGTAATGCTATAATAGAAAATATAAAGAATCCAGATAAAATAGAGTTCTTGACATTTCGTGATATTTTGTATGATATATTAATATATGAGTTAGACATAAATGAATGTATATGGTATATTTTAAGATCATTGGTACGCGAAAATTTAATAAGCGATATTAATATGTCGAAAATTTTATTAAAAACAAATATATTTTTACAATATTATAATAATAATTATAGGCCAATTTACCACTTAGAAAATTACATGTATAATCTAATAACAATAGTAAATGGATATAAAAAGAGCGCAGAAGGCTCGTGAAATATTAAATCTAAAATACAACTATACGTTAGAAGAGTTAAAAAAGAATTATAGGTTGTTAGCTCTCAAGCATCATCCGGATAAAAATGCGAATAGTGAAGAATCATGCGAAATTTTCAAGCAAGTTAATGATGCATATTTATATTTATTGAATTTCGACATTTCTCACGAGCCTGTAACGTCTCATATGTTTAATAGAGGTGATAATGATGCAACAACAGATGACAACGGAGGTTCGGATAGTTATATGTCAATATTTCGCACGTTTATCCAATCGCTTTTGCAAAAAATGACGATTATATCGCAGGAAAATACGTCTATAACTATCAATACATTAATAAAAATAATAGTTGAGGATTGTCAAGAGTTATCTGTCAAAATGTTTGAGGATCTGGACAAAGAAGCAGCATATAATATATACGAAATTATAACGACATATCACAAGGCGTTTCATATAAGTGTAGAGAAGATGGAGTTGTTTGAGAAAATCATGAGAAGTAAAATGGCGCTTGATAATCTAGTTGTTATTTCCGTATCTTTAGATGAGATGATGGGCGAAAATAATGTATATGTATTAGAGCATGAAGACAAGATATTCTATGTTCCTTTATGGCACACGGAGTTATATTATAAGCTGGGAAAGACGGATAATACATCGGTTGATCTAATTGTTCGCTGTATTCCTGTAACACCGTCTCATATATACATAGATTCTAACAATGATATCTACATAGATGTTCGCATGAAGATTGTAGACTTATTAGAAAAACAGTGTATTGACTTTGAAATAGGTAGTAAAAAATTCACGGTAAACGCCGCGGCATTGAACATAAAAAGTAATCAGACATATGTACTATCCGGTGTCGGAATACCTTTAATAAATACGAAACATATGTATGATATTACAGAGAAGTCATCTATAATCGTTAACATAGAACTGTGTTAATGGGTTATATCCGATTTATTATATATTAGGAATTTTACTTATATATAATAAAAAGTTAATATTTGTGAATGAAAGTTACAAAATCTCCAATACTGAATTTCGATTTATTCGGCAATGAATTTCCGCATTTCTCACGAATCTGTAACATCTCATGTTTTTATAGGTACCATACATCCATAAAACAACATCGCCCATTTCGGACCATCCCAAGAAAACCCTCCCAAGACTATCACTAAAAATATCAAAAACATCCTCGAAAAGAGCCATCCTTGTTTTACGAAAAAGACGTTCGCCATGTTTTGCCCCATCTTTTGCAAGTAATATGCGAACATTATTTCCCCTAGGTAATGCTCTTGTTTGTATTCTAAATTTTTTATATTTTTAAAGCATAAAGGTAACCTCACGAAATAGGGAGGGCGGACGCCGAAAGAGTGATGATGTATTGAAATTTCAACTCTCGGAGGCCCTTTTTCAAAATTGGACATTTATAAATGTCCATTTTTCAAAACCGGGGGTAGACTTTTGAAAAAAGCGATGCATTCGTCACTCAGAGCATAATGCTCTAAATCTGTTTTTTAAGTTTAAAAATCTGTTACCATAATTTTTTCAACTTTTTTATATATTATATGAAAAGGATTTAGGCGTTTTTTTTGCTAGTCTATATATATGGAAAAGACTAGCCCAAAAACCGCCAAAAAAACGCCACTTTTTGTGTGTGAAATTTGTGACTTTAAATGCTGTAAACAAAGTGACTATGAAAGACATATTGTGACCAACAAGCATAAACGACTAGTCGAGACTAGCAAAAAAACGCCAAACAACCTTTTCATGATATTCGTTTGCGCATGTGGTAACAAGTATAACCATAGTTCAAGTCTAGCAAAGCATAAGCGAACATGTATCGCCGTCAATACACCTGGGAAATATTCGATACATGATGAAGAAGATAATAAAGAAACATACGAAACGACCGAAGATGATATATGCTCAGACAATAAAATAATAATAACTAAACATATGTTTATAGAATTGATAAATGATAATAAAGAAATGATGAAAATAATAAAAGGACAACAGGAGCAAATAAATAATATAATACCTAAAATCGGTAATATAACTAATAATACAAATAACACAACTAATAATACGATGAACAACAATTTTAACCTGAATGTATTCTTGAATGAGCAGTGTAAGGACGCATTAAATATATCAGATTTTATAGATTCGTTAAAAATAACATTGGAGGATTTATTGTTTTCAAAGACAAACGGTATATCGCGTGGGATAAGCGATGTTTTAATAAAAGGACTAAAAGAATTGGATATTTATAAACGTCCTATTCATTGCACTGATATAAAACGTGACACCATGTATATAAAAGACGAAGACAAGTGGCTGAAAGATGATAGTAACGAGATGATAAAAAATACGATTGTAAAAATTGCTGATAAGGAGCGAACCGCATTACAACAGTGGGCAATAGATAACCCGGACTGGATAGATACAGAAAGAAAACAACTAGAGTATTTAACAATGATGCGCTCAATATGTGAGCCAATTGAAAACTACAATAACTACGAAAGAAAAATAATAAAAAATATAGGAAAAGAAATTATGATAGATAAAAAATAAAGTAATACTATAATATATATACGATACCTTATACGTGTTTATGAGAAAAACATATAAAGTAAAAAAAAATAGAAAATATAAGACTAATAGAAGTAACAAAATATTTCATAAAACTATACGAAGAGGTAGGAATAGAGTATTATCGGGAGGTTCGATTATAGGGCAAGGCAACTTTGGGTGCGTATTTCGTCCAGAACTTACTTCCAAACTCTCTCTAACACATAACGGAAATATCGTTTCAAAAGTAGTTCTTAAAAACAATGCCTTTAGCGAATATAGACACGAGTTTAAAATTCTTAAAAAAATGAGAGACATAGATCCGAAGGGATTATTTCATAGTTTATTAGTAGATGCATATGAGTTAGAAAATAAACATATACCCGATGATTTTCAAAAATGTTCATTAACGAAACCGACATATGATATAAAAGAATTCTTCGTTTTTAATATCGCCTTTTCAGGTAACCATAATTTAACGTATTACTTGAAAAATGTTTTTAATGTAAGAAAAGATTCCAAAACAATACCAGAACCTAGTGTTTTATTTAGTCTTCTCGCAAATATTGTAGTCGGAATAAAAAAAATGATAGATGGTAATATAGTACATAAAACCCTTAATACTGACTCCATTTTTCTTATAGAGCCTCTTTCTTTGGAGAGTCCTTACTCGGCAAAAATTATAGATTATGGCGACGGAGAGTTGCGCAAGTATAGAGGGTTTAGTGACAAAAACCAAGACTACATTACATTTTTTAAAAGTATTATAAGAATACTTTCACTTGTTTATCGTAACGAACAACATGATAAATCGCATGATAAAGTTATACAAGATTTAATAAAAGGTTTTACTGGATTATTGAGTATGGTAGAAAAAAATAATGTTTCTTACAACGAAGTTATTAAAAGTTATATTTTATTGTTACAAACCACATTTGGTAAAAATTATGCAGAGCACGCAAAAACAAAATATAAAGCTTAATTTTAATAATAATTTTAATAATAATTTTAATTTGTTTATGTAATCCAAAATACATAAAAAAATATGGTACCTGTATATCAAAATGTGTTAGCAATAGTTATTTAAAATTATTACACTTTATATTCGTATTCACTTACCTGTGTATTTATTTTAACCACCGAGAGATTAGGTACTACTTACTGTCTGTTATAACCTGTGAGCAAGTGTAACTATTGTTTTACTTCTTCACAACCTTCTTGACAATCTTCTTGACGCCACCGCCAGTACTCGACTCATCGGATGCAGGAGCAACAACCGGAGCAGGTGCTGGCGCAGGGGCAGTGACGGGAACAGGGGTAGCGGAGGGTGTGCTGTCATCATCACCATCACACTCTTGTTCTTCGTTGTCAGAATCCTCGGTTTGAGTAACAGGAATGTCATCATCGCTGACAGTATCAAGCTCTTGCGTCTCTACGAGCTTCTTGTCGTCGCACGAAAGCTGAATGTGACACTTGCCGCGAAGAGTAGTCTTGGGCTTGACGACAGCTTGGAAGAGCTTCCAGGTAACACCGAACTTACCACCGGCGAACCAGACACCTCCGCACTGAAGAACGACGGCGACATGCGACCCCTTTGCAATGAGGTCGACGGGTGTGGTGTGCTCGTTTCCGGCATCAGGGAAGATTTTGCGAGACTGAGAGTCAAACAGCTCAACATTCCATACACCTTCCCAGATGGGCATCTTGACGTTGAGCGTGGGGTTCTTGTTTTGGTCGGGCTCTCCGTTTTCACCCTTGGCGAACTTGAGAATAGGAGTCCAGAACATGTCGATGTGGTCTTTGGTCATGGTCGACTTGCCGAACCATTCCTTTTGGTTTGCGAGAGCATCTGCCTTGATTTTTTGTTCAAACTTGACGATATTTGCGCGGAATCTGGTGATAGAAGCAGTATTGTACTCCTCGCCAGGAAACTGCAGCGACATGCTGTACGACTTTTCACCGGTCTTCTTGTCTTCGAATGCCGAAACACCCCATGTCATCATGAGAGGAGTGGACACATATGTTGCTCCATTGGTGCTAGCATTGAGAATTCCGACGCTCTTACCACCAGAGGCGTTTACCTTGGGCTTGGAATATTTGATATCTTTATCGGGATTGAAAGTCTCGCCTGAAAGAATCTCCTTTGGAGCGGAAGACTTGGATGATTTGTTGGATGCGGATTGAGCGGACATTGTATTGTTGGTTTGTGGGATTGGCTTTGTAACTGATTGTTCGTGCTATATAATATTAATGTTTATAGTGTCTTCAATTTTCTGTTTTGGGAAATTCGGCGTGGTTATAAACGATAATTCGAAAATAGAAACTCTTGTAAAAAATAATATTTTTGTGCTATTTAAGAATAGTACATAAAACATAGAGTTTTATATGTAAATTTGCCCGGTACTATTTATCATGGTAATAAGGTGAAAAAATAGTAATATAGTTTATTATAACTATAGTAATGTATTGTACGATAAGATATTAAAAAAATATTGTTAATATATAAGAAATATAGACAAGTGTGCGTATAAATAAGATGTCAATTGTTATTGGAGGCGATATAAATGATGTAAACGAGATAATAGTATCTGTAAGTTTTCATTCTACTACATCAACTAGCTCGACGGAGATGGCGAGCATCACAAATAATGTAAATAGTGTAAATAGTGTAAATAGTGTAAATAGTGTAAATAATGTAGAAGATAAAAAGGTAGAGAAGAATGAGAAGCGTGAGAAAGTGATAAAATCAAATTCTAAAATGTGTAATAGAGTAAATTCAAAATCTGAAAAAGAGTCGAGTAAGTGTGAAGAACGTGGTAGTGTAAAAACGGAAAAGGCATTAAAAAAACGAGAAGAGTTATCTATTCATAACTATAATACATTGTTGGTTGTAAAATATAAAATGGATGAATTAAAGAAATTATGTACGAGGTATAAGATATCGAAAGGTGGTAATAAGGAGGACTTGACAAACAGGATATATGAGTATTGTAAAAATTCGATTGGTCCTTTAACGATACAAAAAGTGTTTAGAGGTTTTTTGAGTAGAAAGTTGCATAGGTTACAAGGTCCTGCATTGATGGATCGTAAGATATGTACGAATGATACTGATTTTTTTACTATGGATGATATGGCCGATATACCCACGACGCAGTTTTATAGTTATCGTGATGAAGATGACTTCGTATATGGTTTTAATATTGTTTCTTTGTATAATTTAATGCAGAAGGAAGGGTTGAGGGCGAAGAATCCGTATAATAGAAGTGAATTTGATAATAAAGTAAAAGATAATGTTATGAATATGATAAGGATATCGAGGGTGTTAAAAATTCCGATTGAGATAGAGTTAAAGAATGAGGTAATGGATCCTGCTAAGAGGATGGAGTTAAAAATATTGGAGTTATTTCAGACGATGAATTCGTATGGTAACTATGCAAATTCGGAGTGGTTTACGGATCTTCCTAGAAATATGCATATAAGATTTGCGCGAGAGTTGGTAGATATATGGAATTATAGGGCATTGTTGACGGTGGCGAAGAAAAATGAGATATGTCCTCCTCATGGTACTCCATTTTTGGGAACTCCTT